GTAGTGGGAACATACCTAATCGTGATATTATGGAACCTGTACATTGAATACTGATCTGCAATTGCAGTCAACCAGGAGAGACCGGTATCCGAACCCGAGGGAGCAACTCGGAAGAAATTACGTGCAGTATAGGGGGTAGTAGCACTACCCACCAATGCCACGTTTAATGCTTCCTGGTTCCTCACCCGGATCGTTGAGGTCGGACCGCGATACATAGAAATAGCGGGATTGGAAACAATTTGTTTCCTGGCTATAATCTGTGACGAAATCCGATCACCAGACTTCTCCTTGTTCACCGAGACCTTCTTAACTTGTTTCTGTTTGTTAGCCATGAGATATATTTCATGCCCCGGGGGGGACCAATTCAGGGGGATCACAGCAGTGGTCTCTTCTTAATTGTTCTGTCTCTGTGCCTGGAAAATCTCATGGAGGTAAGACGCACTATCCTCATACCGAACTCCGGTCATATCCCTAGACCGGAACCACCCTGGACGGGGAAAGTACACTTCATTATTATGAAGCATGTCAAGAAATTTCTGGGGAAGGGGTGGAATCCCATGTTTAAGACTTGTCTTAAACTGGTTCCATCTCCTCGCCCCAAATATCTTGACATGTTTCATAGACGAAGCGTCCACAACCCATCTCCTCAAAGCCATTATCTGACCAGCATAACCACCATCCTTCTGATAGGGGTCCAAGAAAGGACCACTATCTAAAGGTCCAAAAGACTCGCCATACCCTGGCTCTCTCCACTCATAGATTCCGCCTACATACTTTTCCAATTCATCATGGTACATCTTGGAAAGACGAGAATAGTCATTCCGGGTACCATGTAAAAAAGTAAATAGACCGAGTCTATGCGCGTTCATCCACATCAACTGGTTCCTGGTGAACTTGTGACCATCTGGAATTGGGGCTCCAAGCCCACCCCACTCGGTGGGGCCATAGATCGGTCCAGGAAAACCTTTTAAGATAGGATAATACTGTCGGAAGAGCCGGACATAGACTGGAAGTGTCTTCAGGGTTGAAAACCTTGAAAATTCTCTCCAGTTCTGTGCCAGAACTTCCCACGGCATAATCTGTCTACCGGTCTCCGTATCGACCTGCTTATCCAGTGGCATATTCAACAGACCCACATTGGGAACAGACACTGTTTTCCATTTTCCCGTAGTTTTCTCGAAAGTACAGTATGTGGAATTGACGAGGGCCAGATCTCTAGAATAGTAGTTCTTCCCTAAGGAGAACT